AGTTATCTGGTTGATCTTGTTGTAACATTAACCACATTGCCTTAACGTAATCTTTTGCATGCCCCCAATCTCTAGTTGCTTGCATATTACCTAAGGTTAATTTATCACGTAATCCTTTTTTTATTTCAACCGCTGTTTTAACTACTTTATTTGTAACAAAATTAGTTCCTCTTCTTGGTGATTCATGGTTAAATAAAATACCATTTGAAACAAATAAATTATATGAATTTTTATAATTATTACAAATATTATAAGAATATACCTTAGCACATCCATAAGGTGAAACTGGTGCTAGAGGTGTAGTTTCTCTTTGGTAGCCATCTTTATCTATATTATTACCAAACATTTCACTACTAGATGCTTGGTACATCTTAACATCAGGTTTAGTTAATCTAATTGCCTCTAATAAATTTAATGTTCCTATACCCGTAGCTTGTGCTGTGTATATAGGTTGGTCAAATGAAATTCTAACGTGGCTTTGCGCAGCTAAATTATAAATTTCATCTGGTTGGCATTGTTGTATTACTGAAATTAATGATGCTAGATCGGTTAAATCAGCATATTGTAATTTACCTAATAATTGGGGATAAATTTCATCTAATCTAGATGTTTGATTTTCAGCTACAGAGTTACGTTTAATTGTACCCCATACTTCATATCCTTTTTCTAATAAAAATTCAGCTAAATATGATCCATCTTGACCATTTATACCTGTTATAAGTGCAACTTTTTTATTCATAATTAAATGCTATTGATATTCTAGATTCTTCTGATGTATTTGGTTCTACATAATGTGGAATATAATTATTAAATAATATAATATCTTTTTCTTCAGTAAACACATATTTATCAAAATTTATATCTAAAGGATTTAAAAACACTATATTTCCACCATTAGGGGGTGTTTTTAAATAGACAACCCCAGATAAAGCTTTATGATACCCATGTACATGGGGTCTATTAAAAGCACCTTTATCAGATATATTTAACCACATACTAGTGATTTTATTATTTAAGTTTGGGGTAATTAAACTAACTTCTTTAATAAGTAAATTTACTAAAGGATAAAATTCTGGAAGATGTTGTATTTCATTTTGTGATTGATACCCATTTTCATTACTTCTATTTACTGAAATTGGGTTTAATTTTTTATATTCATAACATTTATTAACCCAATAACTACAATCTAAATTACTTAAATTTTTTTTAAAAAAACCTATAGGTTCATCAAATATAGAAACAAATTCATATTGGTTATTTTCTTGCTTCATCATAGTTTTCTATAAACCAATTAACTGTTTCTTTTATACCTTGTTCAAATGGAGTATACTCAAAATCCGGTAATAATTCTTTAATTTTAGAGTTATCGGATGGTTTTCTTAATTGCCCATCTGGTTTTGTTTTGTCAAATACAACTTTACCTTTAAATTTAAACTCATCAACTAATAAACCAACTAAATCTTTAATTGACACTTCTTCATCACCACTTATAATTAAAGGATCTGTTCCTTTATAATTAAATAAAGCCCACTCTGCTATTTTAGCTATATCCTTGGAATATATAAACTCTCTTAATGGTTTCCCACTACCCCATACAGTAAAGTCAGTTTTATTTTTATTAGCCAAATATAATTTATGAATTAACATAGGCATTACATGACCATGTTCTAAAGAAAAATTATCATTAGGACCATATATGTTAGATGGAATAATTGATGTATAATTTATATCATATTGTTCTCTATACGCTCTGATTTGAACATCAGCCATCCTTTTAGCATAAGCATATGGATAATTTGATTCATGTGGTTCACCTAATTGAATTTGATCAACTGTAAGTGGATATTTTACTTTATCAGGAAATACACAAGTTGATAAAAATGCTACTAAGTTTTTAACACCAGCTTTTCTTGCTGATTCAATTACATTAGTATTAATCATTAAATTATCATGGAAATATTCACCTTTATAATTTGAATTTCCACCTATACCCCCAACTTTACCAGCACAATGTATAACACCATCAGGTTTGATTAATTTAAATAATTTATTTGTTTGTCTTGGGTTGGTTAAATCACAAGTTTCTCTTGATAATTTAATTTGAGATTCTACAGCAGAACCTACCATACCATAACCTCCTGTAACTAATACTTTTTTCATATTGTTGAATAAAATTCGTTTTGTGCTCTTTGTCTATCTATATCTTTTATATGGTATAAAGCATATGAATCATCTTCAGATGGTAGTTCAGCATATGTTCTCCACCCTATTATTTGTTCATGAACTTTATTTTTCCATTTTATTTCAGGTTTATTTCTAAAAATCCTATGTTGGAAATCCGGCCAGTTAACCCACCCTTGGTTGTTTAATTGCCATCTCCATTGAGTAACATCTTCTTTTGTTAAACCATTTACTATATTAACCCTTGGTACTGCTACTAAATCAATTTCTTCATTTGTTTCTAATACTTCATGAATTATTCTACAAAAAGTCTCACTTAAAGTCTCATCAGCATCTATTTGAAATACCCAATCTTTAGTACAATAACTTTTAGCATTATTTTTAAATGATGCAAAGTCTTTATTTAGATCAAAATGACATTTTTTAATTTCAATTATATCTTTGTTTTGTTCTATAAAATTATCTACTAATTGAATAACTTCAATTGTTGCTTTATTATCAAGTTGAATTACTAATTCATCTGTTGGTTTTAAGACTTGTAAAAGTTGTGCTAGTAACTTTTTTAAATCTTCGTATTCATTATATGCTGTAACTAAAAAACTTATTCCCATAATTTATCCTTTAAAAAAATCAATATATTCTAATGCATCCATAAAACTTCTTTGTGTGAATTCTTGCATAGACTTCATATCAGTTTTATATTTGTATGATTTATCTGTTCCTGGTATTTTAAATTTATCCTGTTCTTCTTTACTAACTTCTTTCACTTTAACACCAGCCCACTGCCAATCTAGTAAAGTAGTACCTTTAGCAAATACTGTACCTTTATCTTCTAAATTAATTGTAATAGGATACCAAACTCTTGATGAACCATCATTTACTTTAATATCTTTGTAAAGTTCTGGAAGTGTTTCTTCATATGTTTCGAAATCAAATTCACCCATAACCATTAAGTCATTAGTTTGAAAACCACAACCAAAACAAAAATAGTTATTTGCTGTTTTATTTAATTCAGTAACATAACATGCGTCACCTCCACATTTAGGACATAATTCTAAGTTATCTTTAATCATCTTTTTTAGGTAATGAGATTTTCTTAATATTTGGTAGTTTAATTTCTACTTTTTTAGGAGCATTTTTATCCATAATTTCCTCTAATTTTTCTTGCATTTTTTCAAATGAAAAATTCTCTTTACAGTAATGAGCTAAACGTTTACCTTTAGTTTCATATGGTTTATACCCATTAACATAATCTTTCATTAATAAAGAAGCAAAACTTGCATCGGGTGCAAACCATTTAGATTCTTTAAGTATTAATCTATCTTGAACTACTGATTCATGTACTGGTTTTACTTCACCAGGGACTAGACTTGCAAATTCTTTATTTAAAAAATCTAAATGCCCACTCCAATTTGAAGCTATTATTGGTTTTTTGCTTCTAGTAAATTCAAGTAAGGGTCTACCAAATCCTTCACCTTTAGTTAAATTAATCATTGCTTTAACTTTAGGGTGATTATATAAGTGATTTACATCTGAATCATCTATATCACCATGGATAAGATATATGTTTGGTAATCTACCTTGTACACTTTTTCTAATAGCATCAATTTTTTTTAATATTTCTTCCCTATCCATAATAGAAGCAGGACCTGTCATAGTTTTCATAATTAATGCAGGTGCTTTTTTTCTATTTTTAAATGTTTCAAGAAAAGTTTTAATTAATAAACCAGTATTTTTTCTATCTTCACCAATAGCACCTCTTAACCAATGTCCTACATATAAAAAACTAAAGTCTTCTTCAATTGTATCTAATGATTGGACTAATTCAGTTTTTGGTAAATCTTTTGGTTCAATAGGAAAATATTTTTCTAAATCAACACCTTCAAATAAAATGTCAGTAGGTGTTTCTAATTTAATATGTCCTACTGCTTTACCAGCTTTATCTTTTTGTTCATATACTGAATTTTTTAAAGCATATAAACTGTGGTTTGAAGAACCTAATAATAGATCCATATTATTAGCCCCCTGAATAAATCTTACATCACATAAATCTGTTTCAATACCAGCTGTAATACCAATATTAAATTTACCTAATTTTTGGAATTCATCTGGGACTGATATTTGGATCCAAACATCAGGTTGTCTTTGAAGTTGTGGAGGGATGATAGCATCCTTCATTTTTTTCTCTTCAGGGTTATTTTCATTTAAAAACCCATAAGGTGTATTACCCCATCTTTGTGATAAAATTTTTACATCATATTTGTCAGACCTTATTAAGGCTCTAACTACATCTCTGGCTCTTGATCCATAACCAGAATAAGTATCAATTGGACAACTTACTACTACGAAAGGTTTACTCATAACTAATATACTAATTTATGTGTTAATGTTTTAATTGGTAATTTATCAATTTTACTAAAATAAAATTTTGGACGTGGTTTCCATGTCTCAAATAATTTATCAAAGTTTGTAATTATATTTTTATTCATATTTTTAGCTGAGGCCATAGATTCATCTGATGTAACCCATTCTCTTCCTGCTAATCCTTTTTCTTTAATTTCTTTTTTAGACATTTTATAAGATTCCATTAAAGTATTTGCTAATTCTCTAAAATCTAATCTATCATCAAAGATATAAGGAGTTTTAGGGGAACCAACTAATGCTGAATTGGATGGGAATACTGGTAAAGCCCATTTACCACATTTTTTATATGTTCCAAAATGATTAGATGGAAAATTTTCATCAAATTTAATCCAATCACCATTTTCGTCTTCAAATCTCATTTGATCTTGCATTCCACCTGTAACATTAGCAATTATCATAGTTCCTGACATCATTGATTCAGTTAATGATAGTCCCCAACCTTCGTTTGAAGAAGGTAAAACTGTTACATCTGCTAAATTATAAAGATAATTCATGCCTTCTGTAGCTAGTTTAGCTGTAGAAAATCTAACACTATCATCTTCACCCAATAATAAATCTCTAACGGCATATAAATCAGTACCATTACCATCTACTGGGGCTGTATGTAGTACTAAACATACATCATTTTTTTCTTTTTCAGGTAAACTTTCCTTAAATAATTTATAGGCAGCTAATAAATCAGAAGGCATTTTTCTTCTAATATTTCTAGAATTAAAGAAAAATACATGTTTATATTCTTTATCTCCAAATAATTGTCCTTTAGCTTTTTGTAAATTATCCCACTGTTCATGTTTTTCATCAATTGGGAAAAATTGTTCTTCATTTATACCATGTGGCACATAAGATATAATTTTATCTTTTCCTTTGTCTCCTAAAACTAACCTATTAATATTTTCAGTTTGTTTTGAAATACCTAATAACATATCACATGAATCATAATAAGGTTCATTATATAATGGTGCTGGTAAGTCATCCCAAATATTTAAATATACTAAGGGGCATTTAGCTCTAATTTCGTTTTCTATCTGAAATAACCATTCCCAATATCTTGGGTCAGTAAAAATAAATACAGCATCTGGTTTTTCTAGATCTAAGAATTTTCTTAAAATTGTAGAATCACCATACCCATTTTGTGGATATAAAAATACACTGGCATCAGGAACACCACATCTATTACCAGTGTCTTGACTTAAATCCATTTTTTTTCCTACTTCTGGGTGATTAATTGCTGCTCCTACGTTAACCCAATTATATTTGTGGCAAGTTCCTATTACAATTTCTCTAGCCATTGTTGCAACACCTGAGTGCATACGAATATCATCACAAAGAAACAGGATTTTTTTTCTTTGTTCTTTTGGTAAATAACCTTCTTTCATAAAATTTTAATTATCTAGTGTTAAGTTTGTTTTGCTATGAACTTGTTTTTTAAATTCTTCGTCTGTAAGATACAAACAAATAGCTCGGTCTGCAAGTTTTTGGAATGAAAATTTTGTTTTAACACATTCTATTTTGAAATTTTCAAATAAGTGTCTATGAACTTTAACACTTGTTAATTGTAACTCTTTTTTTGTCATAATCTATTTTTTATATATATAAATATATGGATTCTAAAAACTAAAAAATTTTTCATCGGGAGTTAGTGAAGCTCCGCATAAATCTTTGTTTTTTCCAAAGTCACACCAATCACAAGGTTTATCAATTTTCTTTTCAAATTCTTTATCTATAGGATTACCAGTATCAGTATAACATTCTTTTATAAAAGAGATAAAGTCTTCCTTAGCATCTTTTAAACGTTTATTATTATCAACTGGTTTGAAGTTTTGCACACGATATGCTTGGTGGGGTGACATTAAATTTTCATCATCAAATGATAATACTTTACGTTTAACAATATAAAATTCTACATTTATTTTACTTAATGGTACTTTAAATAATTCAGAATAATATTGTTTATATAAATAAAGTTGATTATGTTTTGTTTTGTCTCCTTTTTCCCACTTACTCCATCCTTTAGTAGATGTTTTAATATCAAATATAGTATATTCATCTAGTTTTTTATTATAGATTACTAAATCTATATAACCCATATACTTAATATTTGGTCTTTCTTTTATTGGATTTGTAATTAAAGGTACTTCAATACCTTTTAATTCATGTTTACGTGATGAAAAATAATTTCTTCTACCACGTTTATGTTTTTTAAACCAATCTAATATCCCTACACCATCTGAATAAAATTCATTTAATAATTCTGGTGTAGCAAAATGGCCATGTTTTTTCTTGTATTTAGAATATTCTTCAACCATTTTTTCTTTAAAGAATGAATTTAAATTTAAATCGTCGGCTTTTTTTGCTGATGTATCAAACATGGTTTGAAGATAATGTTGTAATGCCTCATGCATAGCTGTCCCAAATACAAAATATATATTAGGTTTTGTATCTCTATGACCCTTTACATATTCTAAATACCATTTATGAGGACATGATTTATAAGTAGAATATTGAGAAAAAGATACGACTTTATCAGTTGCGTAATTTATCTCCATATTCTTTAAGTATTTTTTGACAACATAACCAACCAGTTAAAATGTATTTTTCACCTGAATATGGGGTATTACCCCTATGAGGGTGGGTAAATCCTGCTGGAAATAAACAAATAGATCCTTTTTTAGGTTTAACTCTTATTAATTGGTGAAGAAATTCTGTTTCTCCTGCTTCTTCTACATCATTTAAATACAAAGTATAAACAAGTACTCTAGAAAAAGCATCTAAACTATTAGAATTTTGTTCAGTATGAAAAACATAAAACCCCTCTGTTGGTAATGTTTTTTGAATTTTATAACCTCCTGTAGGTTTTAATCCGGAATAATTATCTAAATGAGAATACTTATATTGGTAATCATCGATTGTATATCTTAAAGATTTATTGAAAGTATTTATAACTTCAATAATTGAATTTTTTTCTGTTTCTGAAACATCATTGTCTCTTAATATAGCATCTGTAAATATAAAATTATCTCTTGCATGTTGTTTAGGGTTTCTCTTTCCACGTACATTAGGATATTTTTCATATATATTAATCAATGCATCACAAAGTTCATCCGAAACAGCATTTTTATAAATTCCAATATGTTGGTGATATTTTATTTCCATTTATCTTTAAAAACCATTTGACAAATAATGCCATAGTTAGTTATATCTTGAAAGGTATCTATAAGAGTTTCATTTTGGCATTTTCTATCTGTTAATATCATATTTTTCCATCTATTAATTTTATCAGATAATCTATACCATAAACCAGTCATAGCAAAGTCTTTTTCTTCTTCATTTATTAATTGTGTACCGGCAGATACATTTCCCATCCCATAATCAAGATGTTTTTTAGCAAATAATTCAAACTGTTCATCCATTACTTCTACGTAAGTTTCATAGATTAATGGATATTCTTTTTTTAAGATTTCTTTTGCTGACATATTAATCGTTTAATGGGGCTACGGTACTAAAATAATTTGCTAATGCAACTAATCTATCATCAGCGTCAACTAAAATCATAAGTGCCTCTTCAGCATTTTTATAAAAATCTTCAGTTGAATGGTCACCAATTCCTACAGCTTTATTACCTAATAAATCTAAGGATAATAATGCTTTATCTTTATCTGCTTGTGCAGATGATTTTAACATGTTATAAAGTTCTTTTGTCATTTTAATAATTTTTTTATTTGTTTATCATCTATACTATTATTTTGAAGTATAATTTTTGAGTAATCTTTTCCTATTAGGTGATAACTATCTTTTATTTCTCTTTTACTAACTTTAAAATGTTTAGATAAAATAGTAATTAATTCAGAATTAAATTTACTTTTTTTAGGTTTAATATATCTAAAAAATGTCTTTCTTTTTGGTACTATTTTACAATAAAAATTATAAAGGGATTCTTTACCAGTAGGATATTTTTGAATTGTATTAACAAAATCAATGTAATCCTTTTTCATTGATATAAATCGATTGATCATATATGAATTAAAAGATTCACGATCCTCATTATTAAATGAAGACCATGGTCTTTTATTATAACTAATTTCATTTAACCAATCAAATATTGTCATTAATCTTGCATCTTTCTATATTTTGTACCTGCATACTCTTCTCTTATATCTTCTGGTAGAGTATCTCCTAATATTTCATTAGTTTCAGGATCATAAAATATAGTGATTGGTACAATAGCATCTTCAGGTGTACCTGTAATAAATTTTGATACTTTTCTAAGTACCATTCCTGTGTGCCATATTTTACCACCTGAAGGTGTTTCAAGAGGTGTTGTTTTAGATAAATCTAAATTCATTTGTGGTTGTTGTGGATTGTCCATTTAAAAGGGTTTTAATAGATTAGCGATACATCCCATAAAAGTAATTTCTTTATCAGGAGCCATAACTGATTGGTATTGTGATTCGGCAATAATAATTGTACCTAATACCGGGTTGTGGAATGAATCTAAGTTTTCAAATAAAGCTCTATATAATTCATTATAATCTCTAATGTTTGAATCAGCAACTAATTGTCTTATTTGATTAAATGCTTTATCATTATTAGATTTAATTAGATCAATAATTTGATCTGTATATTGTTTTTGGTTAACAATATCTTTATTTAATTGTAAAAATGTACCTGCTGGATCATATATAATACATGATTGTAATAGATTTAATGTTTTTCTAATATCAGGGTAAGTTCTATTTACAATTTCTACAATATCATCAGTTGCACGATTGCATCCTTCAGCATCTAAAATAGTAGCACAACGTTTAGCTACTTCTGATTTAGAAGGAGGTAATACTTCAAATACTGATGTTCTAGATTGTATAGGATCAATTATACGTTCAATATAATTGCAAGTAAATACAAAACGTGTTGTTTTAGAATATGTTTCAATAACATTACGTAATGCAGCTTGTGCGTTAATCGTTAAGAAATCTGCTTCATCCATTATAACCACTTTTAATTCGCGGAATGTTGCGGCAGATGCAAATGATTTAACTTTTTCTCTAATTGTATCTATACCATTTTCATCGGAACAATTTATGTAAATTGAATCACAATCTAAATTAGTTACAATAAGTTTAGCGGCTGTTGTTTTACCTGTACCTGCAGGACCATACAACAAGATATGTGGAATATCCTGTTGTTCAATCCATTGGTTTAAACTTGATTTGAATACTTCGTTTCCAATATAATCCTTAGGATTAGTTGGTCTAAATTTTTCAGTAAATAAAGTATGTTCTTTAATCATATAGTTTAATATACAAAAAATAATTACATCATCCCCGCCATTGGGTTAGGCATTTCTTCTTCTTTATCTGATCTTTTTTGGTAAACAACAGATTCAGTAGTAAGGATAGTACCTGCTATTGAAGCAGCATTTTCTAAAGCGATTCTAGTTACTTTTTTAGGATCAATAATACCTAATTCTTTAAAGTTAACCATTTCTAGATTTTTATAATCTAACCCTAACCAAAAATTAGGATCAGCACTACTTAAACCATAGGAAGCAAATCTAATATCATTTACTTCATGACCAGCATTATTTAAAATCTTTAAAAATGGTTCTTGTATAGCTGATTTAACAATTCTTCTACCAATAGCTATATCTTTATTTTCAGAGATT